ATGCAAACAAGCACAGATTTTCATCTGGCGGGTAAGAAGTTGATGATAGGGCTTCCCGCCTATGACCACAAAGTAACTGTAAGCATGGCTGTGTCACTTATGAAACTCAGCCAGATGGTGATGCGGCATGGGATTGATATACAGGTTAATAGCATCTGTGGCTGTTCTGTTGTCTCTCGTGCGCGTAACGTCATTGCAAAACAGTTCTTGGAGTCTGATTGTGACCACCTGATGTTCATCGACGCCGATATGACGTTTGAGCCGGAGTCAGTTATTCGGTTGATGGGGTGGAATCAAACCCGTGGGATTGTGGCTGGTGCTTATCTAGCCCGTAAAGAACCAAAGACCTACATCCTGTCGCTGGATGGTGGAGATGGTATCAACGGCTCCCGTGGCAAAGTCACGATGGATAAAGATGGTCTTGTCAGGGCTTACCGCGTAGCTACGGGCTTTATGATGATCCAGAAGCAAGTCTTTACCAAGTTGGCTGAACTGCATCCTGAGTGGAAACACATGGATAACGGCAGTCCGCAAATGCTTTACAGCTTTTTTGACTTCTTGGTAACCCCAGAAGGTATGATTGGCGAAGACTTCCTCTTCTGCGACCGTGCGCGTGAGGCTGGGTTTGAGGTGTGGGTTGATCCGACTATCAAGCTGGGTCACATGGGCGTGATCGAGCATAAGAGTGATTTTGGTAACGATGTGCTTTATCCGTCCTTGGACGCAGCGCAAACAATGAGTACCGCAGCGTGAGTACGATTAAAACCTCCCCAGTTACTTGGGTGGTAGAACGCCTGATGTGTGACTGTGGCGGTGAGTTTCAACATAAGTTCAGTATCAAATACAAAGCTAATCCGTTCACGCATGTGTGTGATAAGTGTAATGCCGTTGAAGATACGGACGCTATATATCCTAAAACCGTTTGGAGAGAAGCATGAGCCAAGCATGGACGCGTAAAGAAGGAAAAAATCCTGCCGGTGGTTTAAACGCCAAGGGCAGGGCTTCTTACAACGCAGCTAATCCGGGTAAGCCGGGATTGAAGCCACCAGCACCGCATCCAAAAACAGAAAAAGACGCTGGCAGAAGGAAGTCTTTTTGCGCGAGAATGACGGGTATGGAGGGGCCGATGAAGAAGCCCAACGGTAAACCAACACGTAAAGCGTTATCGTTAAAAGCATGGAACTGTTAACAAAATCTTGCACTCGTTGCAAAGAAATAAAACCGCTTGATGCGGTTAATTTCCCATTACATAACAAAACAAAGTCTGGATTTGATAGTTGGTGTCGTGGCTGTCGAAATGAGTATCGTAACGCCAACTGCCGTGGAATGTACCGTAATTCGATTACTGATGAAGCCCTAGCGGATTTAAAATTAGCCGTAACGCAGTGTGTTATTTGTGGCGCAGAAGGTAAGCTGGTAGTGGATCATGACCATGCAACGGGTAAAGTAAGAGGTATGCTTTGCAGTCATTGTAATCGTGGGCTTGGGCATTTTAGAGATGATCCAACGCTCTTGGAGTTTGCCGCGCAGTATTTGTACGCCTCATGTGACAGCCCAAAATGGGAAGAATATTTAAATTTTGAGCCTTCGGGCTTGGAAATGTTAGGAGACAAACATGGCTGATAACGAGACAAAAGGCTTTAACCGTTCAAAACAGATTGAGCGGGAAGAAAATGAAGCAGATAAAAAAATAGTTCCAAAACTTTTAAAAAAAGCCGCTGGCGCTGCCTTTGCTGTTCCAGCCGGTTTAGCAGGAGCAGCAATTTTAGGGCCGCAACCTGATAGTCCCGGCTATATAGATTCAGGGAAGTTTGGAGCAAAATCTGCTTACTACACTGTTACGGGCGATAAAAAAGGGCTAAAGCAAGCCGAAGATGACTATCTTACCGCCAAAAGAGAAACAGCCGAAAATAAAAAAGCCAAAGGCGGCACCATCAAAAAGATGGTTCGTGGCGGTGGTATTGAGTCACGCGGCAAGACTAAAGGGCGGTTTGTATAATGCCTTCTTCCTCCAAAAAGCAACATAACTTCATGGCAGCAATAGCTCATAGCCCCTCATTTGCTAAAAAAGTTGGGGTATCTCAATCTGTCGGCAAAGACTTCAATGCTGCTGACAAAGGTAAGACTTTTAATAAAGGTGGCATGATGAAAATGCGTAAATTTGCAGAAGCAGGATATGTTGATGATAGCGATATGGATGACGAGGGCAACACAATAAGTAAATACTCAGTAGACCCAGATAGCCGTAGAGCGCATGGTTTACGCGATGAAGAACCCACTCCCAAAAGACCTGCCGCTACTCGTGCTGCCGCTCCTCGCGCTGCCGCTACTCCTACTAGATCAAGTACTACAAGCCCTAGTTCTGGGGTTACCCCAGAGCAAGAAACAGCTTTACAAAAACGAGAGAGCGAGGCATTTGAAACTACTTTAACTAAAGGCGCAAAAAAGAGGGCCGAGGTTGAAGCTGAAAAAACTAGTGCGCCAAGGATGGGGCCAATGCGTGGCGGCAGAGTTAAAGATGAGGACGGGGTAAGTAGATACGCTAGTGAGTATATTTCCCCTGAACGAAAGAAAGAAATTGCAAAGGACTTAGCTATAGAAGCGGTTACTTCAGTTCCAGCAGCAAGAGTGGCGCAACTTACGTACCGTACTGTTCAAGCGGCTAAAGCCGCTAAAGCCGCTGCAAGAGCGCGTGATATTAATACACCTATTCGCGAACTTATAAGCGAAAGAAGAGCTGCCGGTTTACAAGGACATAAATCAGGCGGCAAAATAATGGGTTTTAAAAAAGGCGGCATGGCAAACTTTGAGAAGTCTGGCAAAGATGTCGAGAAGAAGGGCATGAAAGAAGGCTCTAAAGCTGATATAGCGTTGGACAAGAAGCAAATGATGGGTATGAACATGGGCGGTATGACCCGCAAGTTTGGCAAAGGTGGTATGCCCATGAAAGACGGGAAACCCGCGTTTATGAAGAAGTTTGCTAAAGGCGGCGGTATTGAGTCCCGTGGCAAGACCAAAGGCACCATTATCCGTATGGCTTCTGGTGGCTCTGTTAGCTCCGCTTCACGTCGTGCTGACGGGATTGCTCAACGCGGCAAGACCCGCTGCTAGGATGCGCCCGTCTCGTGGGATGGGAGCCATAGCTCCCTCAAAGGTGCCTAAACTCATCAAGAAACGGGATGGGAACGAGCCTGTTAAGGTGTTTAAACAGGGCGGTAAGGTCAACGAGGCGGGCAACTACACTAAACCGGGTCTGCGTAAACGTATCTTCAACAGCGTCAAGGCTGCGGCAATTGTAGGCACGGGTGCTGGGCAGTGGTCAGCCCGTAAAAGTCAGGTACTAGCAAAGAGATATAAGGCTGCTGGTGGTGGATACCGTGATTAAGAAGCCCCAGCAGTCCCTGAAAGACTGGGGTGACCAGAAATGGAGAACCAAAAGTGGAAAACCATCTAGTAAAACAGGTGAAAGATACCTTCCAGAAGCTGCGATTAAAAATCTCAGTCCTGCTGAGTACGCTGCGACAACGCGTGCAAAACGCGCTGGTAAAGCAAAAGGACAGCAATTTGTAGCTCAACCCAAGAGCATAGCCAGAAAAACGGCGGGATATAGGTAATGGCTTATAAAACCACAGATACCACCGCTTTTAACCTAGACCTAAATGGTCTGGTAGAAGAGGCGTTTGAGCGTTGCGGACAGGAGCTACGGTCTGGCTACGACATGCGGACGGCTAGGCGCTCCCTGAACCTGCTGACGATGGAGTGGGCTAATCGCGGCATCAACATGTGGACTATAGAGCAGGGCAGTATACCGCTGGTATATACCACCCCAACACCGACGATTACCTACGACCTGCCGGTAGACACCGTTGACCTGCTTGACCATGTTATCCGCACGGGAACTGGCACCAACCAGACCGACATCAATATCAGCCGTATATCAGTCAGCACCTACGCATCCATCCCCAACAAGAACGCGACGGGTAGACCCATCCAAGTCTGGATACAGCGCCTCACAGGGGCTACAGACTCGGCTAACGCTACCGTCCCACCCAACATCAACGTCTGGCCTTCGCCGGATAACAGTCAGACCTACACCTTCGTTTACTGGCGTTTGCGCCGGATGCAGGACGCTGGGAATGGTATCAACGGGCAGGACATCCCGTTTCGGTTCATGCCCTGTATGGTGGCTGGGCTGGCTTACTACCTGTCCCTGAAGATACCCGGAGCAGAGGCTCGTATCCAGATGCTCAAAGCCGAGTATCAAGAGCAGTTTGAGATGGCAGCGACGGAAGATCGGGAAAAGGCGTCTGACCGGTTTGTACCCCGCCAGATGTTTATAGGCTAGGTCATGGGCAATAAGTTTGTATCCGGTAAGAACGCAATAGCGGAGTGTGACCGCTGCGGCTTCCGGTATAAACTGACAGAATTAAAGCCTTTAACGATAAAGACCAAGATAACCAACATCATTGTTTGTCCCAGTTGCTGGGAGCCGGATCAGCCTCAGTTGCAGCTTGGGATGTATCCCGTTAACGATCCACAGGCGATTAGGAATCCACGCCCAGACACCAGCTACGTAACTTCAGGGGTGGGCGATGACGGATACCCTAGCGGGGGTAGTAGAATCATCCAATGGGGCTGGAATCCGGTGGGCGGTTCTAGGCAGTTCGACGCAGCTTTAACCCCCAATAACTTAGCCCTAACGGTTAGTATTGGCACGGTTACAATAGCGGTTACTTAGGAGATTCAAATGGATAAGAAGCAAGTTAAGAAGATTGCCGACCAAGAAGTCAAAGTGCATGAGAAACGTCTGCACGGCATGAAAAAGGGTGGCCCTACTGGTATGGCGATGAAAGCCGTAGGACGTAACATGGCCCGTGCGAACAATCAGAGGGGCAAATAATGGCTGATAACAAACCAGCTTCTGCCTACGCCAAGCCGCATACCATGACCGGTAAATCTGTAACCATTAAAAATAATCCCGGTTCTGGTAAGGATATGAGCGAACTTAGCAACCGGCGCATGAGTGTTGGCAACGTCAGCACTTCAATGAACAATGAGATCAAGACCTCTGGCATCCAAGTGCGTGGTGGTAAGGCGCAGACCAAAGGCAAGATGGCTCGTGGCCCGATGGCCTAACGTATGAACTACTCTACGCTGTTTATAACGATCAAGGGTTTCCTTGAGTCCGACTTCCCCGATACCATTTTCTA